AGATTTTATCGCTCACGTGTATCCGGGCTACAAAGTAGGGCCGCACCATAGAAAATTAGCTGGAATTTTTGAAGATATTGCTGCAGGAGCGCGAAAAAGGGTCATCGTCAACATCGCGCCTCGTCATGGCAAGTCGGAAATGATCAGTTACCTCGCTCCGGCATGGTTTTTAGGCAAATTCCCGCATAAAAAGGTCATCATGGCCTCACATACCGCCGATTTGGCGGTCAACTTTGGCAGAAGGGTGCGTAATCTTGTTGGCTCAGACCTTTATCATGACATTTTCCCGACTGTTGAGCTTCAAGCTGATAGTAAGAGTGCTTCTCGTTGGGGTACTAACTTTAATGGTGAGTATTTTGCTATTGGTGTTGGCGGTGCTTTGGCCGGTCGCGGCGCTGATCTTTTCATTATTGACGACCCTCATTCTGAGCAGGAAGCGAAGCAAGGCAGAGCCGACGTATTTGAGCCAGCATGGGAGTGGTTCCAGTCAGGCCCAGTCCAAAGATTGATGCCGGGTGGTGCCATTATCGTCGTAATGACTCGATGGTCAAAGATGGATTTGACCGGCAAGATCGTAGACCACATGACTAAGAACGAGGACGCGGATCAATGGGAATTGGTCGAGTTTCCCGCTGTTCTCAACGACAAACCGCTTTGGCCTGACTTCTGGACACTGGAAGAACTGCTTGCCAAAAAGGCGAGTATGGATGTGCGCTATTGGCAGGCACAGTACATGCAGCAGCCGACCTCAGAAGAAGGTGCCTTGCTCAAACGAGAATGGTGGCAGGTGTGGGAGAAGGAGGATCCGCCCCCTTGCGAACACATTATTATGAGCCTCGACGCCGCTCAAGAAAAGACTAACCGCTCTGACTTTAACGCCCTGACTACATGGGGGGTCTTCTTTAACGAGGAGACTAAGAACTATAACCTAATCTTGCTGAACGCCATCAAAGAGCGGCTTGAGTTCCCTGAACTGAAGGCGATGGTGCTGGAGGAGTACAAAGACTGGAATCCTGATTCATTTATTGTGGAAAAGAAGTCCAACGGTGCGGCGCTTTATCAGGAGATGCGCCGCATGGGTGTGCCGCTTAGCGAGTTTACCCCGTCCAAGGGGCAGGACAAGATCAGTAGAGTAAATGCTGTGTCAGACTTGTTTGCTGCGGGTATAGTCTGGGTACCCGATAGGCGCTGGGCGCGAGAGGTCGTCGAGGAGTGTAACGACTTCCCATCCGGCGCGAACGATGACTTAGTGGACTCAACCACGCTGGCGCTTTTGCGGTTCCGTCAAGGCGGGTTTATCCGTCTTCCGACTGACGAGCCGGAGCCGAAGAAGTGGTTTAAGAGTCGTAAGTCACTAGCAGCCGGATATTACTAGGAGAATCTAAATGGCCGTTGATAAAAGTTTAATGCAGGCTCCGCAGGGTCTTGAAGCACTTGCTCCCCCCGAGCCGATTGAGATTCAGATTGAAGACCCTGAAAGCGTATCTATTGGTATCGACGGGGTTGTGATTAACCTTGTGAAGTCTGAGCCACGTGCCGAAGACTTTGACGCCAACCTTGCTGATTTCATGGGTGAGAACGAGTTGCAGAGCCTAGCCTCTGAACTTTTGGGGCAGTACGAACAAGACCTTTCAAGTCGCAAGGACTGGCTAGATACCTACGTCAAAGGTTTGAAAATTTTGGGTATTCGATACGAAGAACGTACTGAGCCGTGGCCCGGTGCGTGTGGTGTGTTTCACCCACTTCTGATGGAGTCGGCGGTCAAGTTTCAGTCCGAGACCATTATGGAGACCTTTCCTGCCATGGGGCCGGTCAAAACCAAGATCATCGGCAAGGAGACTAACGAGAAGAAAGATTCCGCTGTTCGTGTCGCGGATGACATGAACTATCAGTTGACCGAGGTAATGAAAGAGTACCGCCCAGAGCATGAGCGGATGTTGCTCAGCATGGCTTTGGCGGGTAATGCGTTTAAGAAAATTTACTTTGATCCTTCGCTTGATCGGCAGACTGCTATCTATATCTCGGCTGAAGACATTATCGTGCCGTACGGCGCAGCCAATTTGGAAGGTGCCGAGCGTGTTACGCACCGGATGCGTAAGACGAAAAATGAGTTAATTAAACTACAACACGCGGGGTTTTATCGTGATGTAGACTTGGGTGATCCGGTTCGCACGATGGATGAGGTGGAGAAGCAAAAGGCTGAAGATCAAGGTTTCTCGGCGTCCATGGATGACAGGTTCCAGTTGCTTGAGATGCATGTGAACATCGACTTGCCGGGTTACCCTGATGTCGATAAAAACAACGACGAAACAGGAATTGCTCTACCGTATGTAGTGACCCTTGAAAAAGGAACCAGCACCGTTTTGGCGATTAGGAGAAATTATCGTGAAGACGATAAACTCAAACAGAAACGACAACATTTCGTTCATTATGGATATATACCCGGATTTGGATTTTACTACTTCGGACTTATACACCTTATCGGCGGTCACTCTAAAGCGGCAACTTCCCTCCTTCGTCAACTTATCGACGCAGGAACTCTTAGCAATCTTCCGGGTGGTCTCAAATCACGCGGTCTGCGTATCAAGGGAGACGATACACCCATCGCTCCCGGTGAGTGGCGAGACGTAGACGTACCCTCTGGCGCGGTTCGGGACAACATCCTGCCGCTGCCGTACAAAGAGCCAAGCCAAACCCTTGCTCTACTTATGGACAAGGTGATCGAGGAGGGCCGCAGATTCGCTGCGGTGTCTGATCTCAAGATTAGTGACATGTCATCACAGGCTCCAGTAGGCACTACGCTTGCTGTGCTTGAGCGCGTTCTCAAAGTAATGACGGCGATTCAGGCTCGCATTTACTACACGATGAAGCAGGAGTTTAAACTTCTAGCTGCAATTATTCGTGATAACACACCAGATGAGTATTCGTACGAGCCGGAAGTAGGCAATCGCAAGGCCAAGAAAGCTGACTACGATGACGTTGATGTCATCCCAGTCAGTGATCCAAACGCGGCTACGATGTCGCAAAAGATCGTGCAATACCAAGCCGTGCTGCAGTTGTCTCAGTCTTCACCCGGCATCTACGATATGCCGTACTTGCACCGGCAGATGATTGAGACTCTTGGCGTTAAGAACGCTGAGAAAATTATTCCTGACCCAGACAAGATGAAGCCGCGTGACCCGATCACCGAAAACATGGATATCCTAAACGGCAAACCCGTCAAGGCGTTTATGTATCAAGATCACGAGGCTCACTTGCAAGTGCATAACGCTGCTTTGCAAGACCCGAAGATGCGCCAGATTATCGGGCAAAACCCGAAGGCGCAAGAGATCATGGGCGCTGCGATGGCTCACATCATGGAACATGTAGCGTTTCAGTACCGCAAAGAAATTGAAAAGCAACTTGGAGTCGCCCTCCCGCCGATGCCGGAGGAGGACAAGGACGAAACGTATCTGCCGCAAGAAGCTGAGATTCAAGTCTCGCGTCTTTCTGCTATCGCAGCCGCCAAACTTTTGCAGAAAGATCAAGCTGAAGCACAAATGCAGCAAGCTCAACAACAGGCTCAAGACCCTGTACTGCAGATGCAGCAGCAAGAACTGCAACTCCGTCAGCAGGAACTGCAACTCAAGGCGCAGCAGATTCAGATGGAAGCGCAAAATAGACAAACAGAATTGCAGCTTGAGGCACAACTCAAGCAAGCAGAACTGCAACGCAAACAGCAAGAGATGCAGATCATGGCAGCTACCAAGGCCGATGAACTCGACCTACGGAAGCAAGAAATAGCTAATAGAACGCAACTTGATGCTGCACGACTCGGTGTGGATGTTCAGAAGCACAAGACCAATTTGTCTGCCAAGCAGCAAACTGAAGGTATGCGTATGGGTATCGATATCGCAAAACAAACAATGTTACGGTCAAAAAATCCAAGAAGGGAGGAGTAAATGGGTTATTCCAACGCTCTAGAATACTTGGATACAAAACTTCAAGAAGAGCGCACATTAATTGTTGAAACCTTAATCCAAGGTAAGTTGGACGAAGGCGAATACAAACGTCTTTGCGGGGCGCTACAGGGTCTCGATCTCGCCAAGAACCATATCAAAGACCTTGCAAAACGGCTGGAGGAAGAGTGAGTAGCATAGACGTAGCAAAAACACAGGAAGAGGCTAACAAGGCCAAACTCCTACCGGAGCCAAAAGGCTATCGAATTTTGTGTGCAGTTCCGCATGTAGAGGAGGAGTTTGAGGGGGGGATCGTTAAAGCCGAGGACACCAGAAAAGTCGAGGAGCAGACCACGGTGGTTCTGTTTGTCGTCAAAATGGGTGACCTTTGTTACGCAGACAAGGAACGTTTTCCCACTGGCCCTTGGTGCAAGGAAGGCGACTTTGTGCTGACCCGCCCCTATTCAGGCACCCGCGTGGTCATCCACGGTCGGGAGTTCCGCATTATCAACGACGATACGGTGGAAGCGGTGGTCGAAGACCCCCGTGGAATCCGTCGCGCATAGGAGTAAATCATGGCTGTTGAACAAACTGAATTTAAGTTTCCTGATGAGATCGAGGCTGAAAAAGTCGAAGCAAAACAAGAAGTTAGCGACAATATTGAAGTTAAAGTAGAGGATGATACCCCGCCAGAAGACCGGGGCCGTAAACCTCTGCCCAAAGACATTGTGGATGAACTGGAAAAGGATGATCTTGAGGAGTATTCCGAAAAGGTAAAGAAACGCCTCTCCCAGATGAAAAAGGTCTGGCACGACGAGCGTCGTGAGAAGGAACGTGCCGCCCGTGAAAAAGATGAGGCTGTCCGGTTTGCCCAACAGCAATACGAGGAGAACAAGCGGCTGAAGCAGCGACTTGGTGTGGGCGAACGCGCCTTTATCCAAGAAGTTACCAAGGCTGCTAACAATGAACTTAATGTAGCCAAAGACAGGCTAAAACAGGCTTATGAGGCTGGTGATGCCGAGAAGATTGCGGAGGCCCAAGAGTCCCTGACCGATGCCAAACTTCGGCTGCAGCAATACTCCAGATTTCAGCCTACTTTACAACCCCAAGAATCGGGTGTACAACAAACACAACAAGTCCAAACGTCACAGGCTTCTGCTCCAGTAATCGACCCGAAAGCTGAATTATGGAGACAGAAAAACCCTTGGTTCGGCGTAGACGAGGAGATGACCGCCCTCGCACTTGGACTGCACGCTAAATTAGAAAGGTCTGGAGTAGATTTGCGTAGCGATGATTACTATCGCCAGATCGACTCGACGATGAAGAAGCGATTCGCTGACTATTTCGATGAGGAAGTAGAACAGGAAGAAAAGCCGATTCAAACGAGAGAGGTTGAAAAACCTACTCGCACAAAACCAGCCAATGTAGTGGCTCCGGTCACGCGGGGAACCGCGCCTCGTCAGGTACGCCTGACACCGACTCAAGTTGCTATCGCTAAGAAATTAGGTTTGAGCAACGAGCAGTACGCACGAGAACTTATGAAACTGGAGAACGACAATGGTTAACAATCGTCTTGATCGTGAAGTTGAAAATAGAGAATCGACGCAGCGCACAAAAAATTGGACTCCTCCCCAGACGCTTCCGGCACCTACGCCGCAGCCGGGTTGGGTGTTCCGCTACATCCGGACAAGTATTATGGGAACTGCTGACCCATCGAATACCTCCGCAAAATTTCGTGAAGGTTGGGAGCCTGTGAAGGCTGAAGACCATCCGGAGTTGATGCATATGACCGATCCTAATTCCAAATTTAAAGGGAACGTTGAGATCGGTGGTTTGTTGTTGTGTAAAGCTCCAGAAGAGTTGATGAATCAGCGCGATAACTATTACGCGCAGCAAGCAAAGGCTCAACTGCAGTCTGTAGACAACAACTTTATGAAGCTAAACGATGAACGTATGCCGCTCTTTAATGAAAAGAGAACGACGATCTCGTTTGGTAAAGGTAAATAATTTATTTTGGAGTAACTAATGGCATATCCTACTATCGACAAGCCTTATGGCTTGAAGCCGATTAATATAATCGGCGGGCAGGTGTTTGCCGGTTCGACTCGCCAACGTCGTATTGATTCTGGTGCTTC